CGGCCATCACTCTCAATGAAGTTGGTAACAGACGTCGTTGAAATCACGTTACACACTAATCTTTGTGTGTCACCGTCCCAATAAGGGCGATTCAAGACTGACTTGTTCCAACCAGTCAGCTCTGACACTAACTCGGAGAAACATATGGCTCCAGGTACTGATGAATTGTGTAACAACTCGACCAATCCTGGTTTTCCAAATGCTTTACAGACGACAGAATGCATTTCACGAGCGGTATTGAAATAACCTCTCTGCGCGAAAGCGTTGGTATATTCAACCCAACCTTCTATCGATCCTATATCTATAAAGGATTGTGGGGGCAGCTTGGAGATCTTCACTGCCGTTACGTCAACCCCGTTTAAGGCATCAACGCCACAACTTTCTCGAAAAACATTACCGTTATAGCTATGGACAAAGGACTTGTCCTTGTTTACCAGCATACCAATAGATTCAAGGTCTGCTGCAACTAACGAGGCTAGTTCCGCAGGGACAATCAGGTCGTCCCCGTAAACGTACACTAGCTCCGCCGCTCTACGGTAAGCCTCCTTTTCATCCAACCCAGTTGATGTATCTGACAGTCGGACAAGTCTGGATATTCGCGCAACCGCACACGCCCAGATAAAACATGCCATCACAGGGAAGCATAATGCCGACCCCATAGGCGCATGTTTCGCGTAAAGCCACACCGGCCTCCGCGACTTGGGGCTATTCTTGCCACCAAAGTATCTGAGATACTGCTTGTGGTGCCAGGCGATCCAGTCGATGCGATCAGGAGCACGAAGTGCCCTCAATCGCGCCGCTCTGTCACCTGTCGTAAAGCCCAAGCTCCGCGCTTTCTGTAGGTACGAAACAACGTGCCCCGGAAACACGGTCTTGACGGCTCTCCACAAAACGCGGTCAGACGCATCCTTCATGTCAAGCGTCGCCCAGTATCCACTCAATCTCGTCGAGAGACCAGCGAACCTCTGGTTGATCGCCTGATCTGAAAAATTAATCCGGCCGCGCGTAAGTGCGGCATCTTCCTCTAGGTGTTTCACAAACGCCGAGAGCATGGTCTGTTGTATCATCATCGTTTTGGTCGAAGACGTTGATATTAGCCTTCGTCCACGTGAATCTTTGTGGACGTCGGTGAGTCTGTCGACGGAGGGTAATCCACACTCGAGCTCAC